TGGCACATTCAAAGACATCAATGAAGCTGTGATCAAGTATGGAAAATTGTTTGTGTTAAAAAGCATACTCGAAGCACGTGAAACCAGTAGGTTAAAAATCGAGCTCAAGAAGAAAAAATTAAATAATCAACTATGACAATAAAAGAATATACCCCGGATTTGCAGAAGTTATTTTTAGAAATGATGATGCAGGATGCCACCAGCTATGTACGTGTGCAAAACATTTACAATCCCGAGAACTTTGATAGAAGTTTACGAGCAGTTGCAGAGTTTATTAAAACGCACACAGATGCACACAAAACCATGCCAACGCTGGAGCAGATTAAAGCTACAACCGGAGTAGAGCTAAAGCCAGTGCCCGAACTAAATGAAGGACACTATGAGTGGTTTATGCAAGAGTTTGAAGGCTTTACTAAGCGTCAAGAACTTGAACGTGCTATTTTAAAAGCCGCAGACATGTTGGAAAAAGGTGATTATGATCCTGTAGAAAAATTAATCAAAGATGCAGTGCAAATTAGTTTGCAAAAGGATATGGGAACAGATTACTTTGCAGACCCCGCGGCACGTATCAACAAGTATTTTAACAGTGGTGGACAAGTTAGTACAGGTTGGCCACAAATGGATCGACTATTATATGGTGGATTTAGCAGAGGTGAACTAAACATATTTGCTGGAGGTTCGGGTTCGGGTAAAAGTCTTGTAATGATGAACATAGCACTCAGCTGGCTACAAGCAGGTTTAAGTGGTGTTTACATTACTTTAGAGCTTAGTGAAGAATTAACAAGTTTGAGAACAGATGCAATGTTAACTGGCACTGGCACAAAAGATATACGCAAAGACATTGACACAACCACAATGAAGGTTAGACTTGTAAGCAAAAAATCCGGACAGTACAGAGTCAAGGCACTGCCGGCACAAAGTAACGTAAACGATATTCGTAGTTACTTAAAAGAAGTACAAATACAAACTGGAATAAAAGTTGACTTTGTCATGGTGGATTATTTAGATTTGGTAATGCCAGTAAGCGTTAAAGTTAACCCTAACGATCAGTTTATCAAAGACAAGTATGTGGCAGAAGAATTGCGTAACTTGGCCAAAGAACTAAACATACTGTTAGTAACTGCAAGTCAACTTAATCGTAGTGCAGTCGAAGAAGTAGAATTTGATCATAGTCATATTGCTGGTGGTATTAGTAAAATTAATACAGCAGATAATGTGTTTGGCATCTTTACCAGCAGAGCAATGCGTGAGCGTGGTAAGTATCAAATACAATGTATGAAATCTAGAAGTAGTACAGGTGTAGGCAACAAGATTGATTTAGAGTATAACATTGAAACTATGCGTATTACTGATCCAGGACTAGACGGAAATGAAACAGGGTTTGGTCCACCTAAAGCTAGTATCATGGAACAGATCAAAGACAACCCCCGACAGTTTATCAAGCCCGAAGCTAAACCTGGAATGGGATTGGATATGCCTACAGTAACGGCAGAAGTGCAAAGTAGCAAACTTAAAAGTATGCTTGCTGGATTGAAAAGCAAATCTGACTAATCCGCTAAATATAACATAAATTGGAGTGAAATCTTGCAAAAGCGAGCTCGCAGTATTTTAGACGAATTAGATACGCTACTTACACAACGAGACCGTGGAAGTTTAGTGGAATCACGTGCCAGCCACGTGATACAGGGCGCAATTAACCTTATCAATTACATACGTGAAAACTACGAACCCGAGCAGGCCGAGGAGCTGGAACGTAGACTAGTAAACAGCATACGTACACAAGATCCTTCAAAATTCAAACGCGGAATTGGGAGAGTGGAAAAGTGAAAATAACTGAAATTTTTGGATTTGGAAAAAGTCAAGACGACAAGAACTTTGATCAGTTGGTTAAAATCAGCACCGATCGTTGGAATCAACTGGTAAAACTAAATCCCAGCTTAAAGGATGATCACGAGGCATTACAAAACTATGTGGCAAATCATTTTAAAAATGGCACTGAAGGCAAAGGTGTAGTTCTAAATCCTGAAGAAGTCGACCTACCTCCAAACATGACTCCAGCTGGAGTACAAGCGTATATTAAAAAATACGCCGGAATTTGGAAAACTCGAGATTTGGGCTACTCAGGCGCACCTAATGCGGGCGGTGCTACACAACCGCCACAAGGTGGACAACAAGGTGTTGCTGCACAAGGTAATGCCGCACACGGTGCTAAAGATGTTGAGAAGCATGACATGGCACCAGGAGTGCAGATTGTTAGTCAAGAACCTATTATTATAAAGTATCAAAACAAAGACTACGGATTAAATGACAATGGCCAATGGAGTCACTTGGCTACAGGAAAAGTACCGCACGAAAGCTTCCAAGAATTTTTGAGTAAACAACACGACCAAAGTATTCCTCAATCGCCAACAAAGTCAGTGCCACAAGCACAATCACAAACTGCTCCACAACCACAAACTGCAGAGCCTCCTGCAGTTTGGAGAAATAATCGTAATCCAGCAGCGCCCGCAACAACCCAACCAACGCCAGCGCCTGTTGCACAACCCCAGGCAAAACAAGGTGGGCGTGCCGCACGTAGTGCAATGATGAAACAAATCAAAGCCAACACTGCAAAAGCCAAAGCACCAGCAACACCTGGCAGTACCAACGAAGGTATTGATCTAGCCGACGTACTATGGCGCAAAATGAAGTTGCGAGAGGCACGAGAGCAATTAACAGAAAGCCAAAATGTTTTTAAAGATGCAGAGGGCAATCAAGTTGCTAGACGTATTATGACCACTGAGATTCCTAGTACCATAAGTTGGCTAGAGAAAATTACTGGTTTAGACTTTACTCAAGAAAAGGACAAAGAAGGTTATCCTACTAAATGGTTAGGCACAACCGGACGTAAAAAAGGCACAGAAAAAGAACCAGGTAGCAGTGGCGACTTGGACCTAAGCGTTGATGATAAATCTATTACCAAAGAAGAATTAAAAGCAATACTAATCAAATGGTGTTTGCAACAGGGTATTCCTCAAGAGCAAATTGAAAACCGAAAAGACTTTAGAGATGGCTGGGTTGCAATGAGCGGAGATAGTGTACACTTCAAAACTCCTATCAATGGCGATGTTAAAAATGGCTTTGCACAAACTGACTTTATGTTTGGCGATCCCAAGTGGCAAGCATTTGCTATGAAAGGTGGGCGTGAGAATAGTCCATACAAAGGCATGGCACGACACATTATACTTGCAAGTATTGTTTCTGCAATTAACCCCAATTATACTTGGAGTTACAAAAACGGTATTATTGACAAGAGCGTTAATCCCAAAAAGCCAACAACCATTGAAGGCGGGAAAGATCCACGTACATTAAGCAAACTAACTGGAATACCCATTAGTAAACTTAATACTGCTGATGATATAATTGAAGCTATTAGCAAACGTCCCGACTATGAGCAGTTGGTTGCCAAGGCACGTGAAACACTGGCACATGACAATGTCCAATTGCCTGAGACCGCTCCTGTACATACTGCCGCCTGGATGAGAAAATTATGAAATTAGATTTTATACAAAGTTTATTTGAAGCTGCTGAAGAAGAAGGCCCACGTATTCGTATTCCACATCCTGAAGATACTATATTTGATGGTGTACAAGAAGCAAAAAAGTACGTTGCTGGAATGGCAGAAGTAATTAAAGATCCCGGCAGTATCAGCATCAAATGGGATGGTGGTATAGCATTAATATTTGGGCGCAATGCACAGGGAAAATTTTTCTGTGCAGACAAGTATATGCCTAAAAAAGGAGTTTACCCTACTAGTCCCAACCAGTGGGTTGAATACGATCAAGCACGTGGGGCCAATCGTAATGATTTGTATGCAAAGATACAAACAATATGGAAAGGACTAGAAGCCTCAGTAATTGCTCCGGGCACATATAAAGGTGACTTGATGGCAGTAAGTAGTAATGGAAAAGCATTGCCACTAGTCAATGGTATGTACGAATTCCAGCCTACTACAGTTACATATCGTATTCCTCCAAGTAGTCCTATAGGTCAAATTATCAAGGGAAAAGTTGCAGTACTAGTTGTACATCAACAAGACGGTGCTCCTTGGGATGGCAAAACTGGTCTAGCAAACAACAGTAACGTAGCAATTATTGCACCCAAAGCTGGAATAAATTTTGCTCTAGCTGATCCTGTAAATTTAAGAAAAAAAGCAGAAGCGGCAGTTAATGGTCCTGTAGCACAAGCCGCAGAGCAATTTTTAAAAGGCATGGATGGAGTTGCACAAGCCGCACTAAAAACCTACTTTAATCGTAAAATTACAGGCCAAACTCAACTTGATGTTGGGGATTACCTACGTGAACCAAAGAATAAAATAAGCGGAAAGCAAATCAAAAGTCTACTTGGCTATCAAGATGCCAACGGCGAAACAGTGCCAGGTTACTTAGAAAACAATGCTGATGGATATAAAGCATTACAGGATACATGGAATGCCATTTATCAGTACAAAGTAGCACTAGCAGATCAACTTGAAAAACAAGTAACTGGATTTGAGCAGTGGACTAACGGCAAACGAGCTGGGGAGGGCTTTGTAGTTGACGCTAAAGGCGTGGGACTAATAAAACTAGTAAATCGCGGTGTATTTGGCAAGGCGCATTTTAACAAGTAATTGCCCAAGTTTTTTAAAAAAGAACTAAATAAATGCATGTAGTTCTAGATGAACTCATTATTTTAAAAGGAAAACAAAATGGCTATTCAGACAAGATACACAGGTGATTCAAACGGTATTGTTAACGTTGATAACAACCTAAACAGCATCGGTACTGGTGCAATTATTGCTACAGGTTTAACAAAGCCTCCAATGGCATTCAAAATTACTGCAACTAGTTCAGCAGGTAACGTTGCTCTAGAAACAGTAACTGGTGGTGCAGTAGAAACAATTCTACGTAGCATTGGTGTTGACTCTACAATCGTTATGTACCAAGTTGAAACAACTGGTGGAACAACAAGCAACCAAATTTCTGTATTGTTAGAAGCATCAGGTGCAGGGGCTCAAGGTTCTGCTACTACTGCTGGTACAAACAATTCACCAACTACAGTTGCAACAGCACTAACAACACGTTTACAAGCTCTAAACAGCGCTGGTAACATTGGTGTTGCTGGTAACATTTGGGCTGCTGGTATTAGCGTAACATCAAGCGGTTTCAAACTAGCTTAATAGTTTTTAAACTAAGAATGAAGGCACATTTTTGTGCCTTTTTTCTTGGCTGCTAAATACACTATGAGCAACACAGGATTACAATTTTTTACTGGTTACACATTAGTTGATATTACTCCAACTCATGTAATACGTAGCGTCAATCCTGATGACATCAAACGTAACCAACAACGCAATTGGGAAACAGTACTACAATGTATGAGTTTGCGTACACAACCCCTGCACATAAAAGAGCCTAAAATTTATCAAGAAGTGCCTACTGATGTGTTAAAGTTTGGCGACTACTTTGAAGGCAATCATACAGTATGGCATTGGACATGGGCAACAGAAAAATCTGATGTTTATGATTTGCCCAATAAACCACTTGGTGGACTGTTGCAAGATTTCGAACAAGTACCAATCATTACAGGACTTGGAGAAACAGGCAGATTTATGCTACCTATCTTTTATCCTTACGGCGCAATTAAAAACGTATATTTCGTTCAACACGCCGAGCAATAAATACTCTAGATGCTCAGGCACCACATAGGCTCACTTTACGGCACACATCAAGGCACACGTTAGAAGCGTCGAATAACCACGAGAAACATAATGGCCGGAACCAATATTGAAAAGAAAAGCCTAGAGGCGCACGTAGAGTTATGTGCTGAAAGGTATAACAGTTTGGAAAATAAACTAAACAGTCTAGAAGACCGTATGGACAAGGTTGAGCACCATCTTGTGGATATCAAAACAGCATTGAGCAATCAAGACAGCAGTCAGTACAAAACTCTAGTCACAATCGGAACCACAATAATCGGGGTTCTAATCACCGGATTAATCACGTTGGGTGTACACATCGCTACTAAATAAAGTATGCGCTACGTAGAACTACTCAACAAAATACAAATGCCAATTAATAATGAGCAAGCAGATCTATTAAATAGATTTGATGTTGAACCTACGATATTCAAAAATAAACTCAATGAACGCGAGCAAGAAGTAGCACGTCAACTAACGGCACAAGATATTTTATATCGCCGTACTGAAAATGGCCAAACAACATACAAGAAAAAAACCCGTTAAAGATAATATGCCCCAAGAAGTTAGCAAGTTTGTTGACTCGGCCGCCGATTATATCCAGCACTGGACCAAGACAGAATTACGTAAAATACAAACCTCACAATTGCCAATTTGTATCCCTATTAAATCTGGGTATAAAATTGGCACATTTGTATTGCGAGTCTACAAAAATAAAAAATGTGATGTAGCAACAGAACAAGGATTGGTACACACCTTTGAAGATAAGCGTAGCGCAGTACTTTATGCAATTTATACGCTCAAGCGCCACTACAAAACCGCAGATACAATTCTAAAGTTGGATACTGAAATAAATAAAAATTATGCAGATATCCAGGCCTGGAGAAATCGTATTACCAAGGCGCAGATACAGAAAGATTATGATACTATAGATATCAGGCAAGCTAGGCTAGAAATAGCCGAGAAAACGCTAGAACAGGCCCGAATTGAAATATCAAAAATCTATCTAACTGCTAAATATAATAAAATATGGGATTTATAATATGAGACTCTCTGAAATGCATACCGAGATAACACCTCGAAAAATTAACAAAGTAATGGAAAGCCGCTTTGGGTTTTCAATTGATTACGATAATTTATCTTACGCTAAAGCAAAAAGATTACACCAAGCTATCAGCGAAGATATGCAAAGTATTCGCAAAAGCTATGGTGCACATACAGTGGAAAAGAATCCCAAGTATGTTGAGCTAATGCTAGTCAAAGAAGGACTATCAAAATGGCTTAATAGCGAAGAAGGTTTATTTGAAAGCGAGATTGGTGCAAGCGAGGCTAAACTGGCTGCACAAGATATCGTTGACAGTATGCAAGACATGGTTGAGCGTATTGGTAAAATGCAAAACGAACAATTGCCAGCATTGGTTGGATCAATACGTGACCAAATTGGCATGGAACAAAGCGAAGCATTTAAAACTTCAATTAAGGGTGTATTAGACACATTATATCAAGCTGCATCTAGTGGCAAAGACCAAGCAGAACAAGCAGTACTACAACTAGCCGGCGACCAAGCTCCTGGTATGGGCGGCGGTATGGATATGGGCATGGGTGCCGATGCTGGCCTAGGTGGTGCAGATATGGGCATAGGCGCTGCTGATATGGCTAGTCCAGAAAGTGATCTAGACACAGATATGGATGCTGAACCTACAGATGCTGAACCAGAATTAGGACGCGAGCGCCGTTAATATGCGTATAAGAGAAATCATTCGTGAAGACCTAGATGGCTCACAAGATGTCAATCATGAAGATTTAGCCGACGCACACGGTTATGCAGATATCATGAATGTTCTTGTCTCAATGAGAGAGGAATTATTAAACACCGGACTTATTCCTCGTAAGTCAGCCGAAGATGTAGTTCATGCGGTAAATGCATTGCGTGGTGATAATAGTTTCCGTTGGACTGATCTAAACGATGCAATCAAGTCTGGGCAGTTTAATGACGTAGTTGAAAAAGTCGAGCCTGATGCAAAGACCAGTGTAAACTATGTTTACTTTACAGAACCTGACAGTCAAATCCAAGGTAGTGATACCGGAGCAGAAACTGGGGGTGCTGGAGGCGGAACAGGCGGTGGCGCCAATCCGGAAGCCACAGTTAGCAAAATGGCCAAACGTGCCGCTGGTGCTTAACCCTAAATCATAGACTTTAACAAATAAATATTGTATACTACTTAAAAGGAGTGTAACATGAAAAAAATTCTATCACTATTCATTCTAGCATTGAGCCTAACTGCCAGTGCCGAAGGCTGTTGCTATCGCGGTGGCTATTACCATCATGGATACAGTGGTGGTTGGGTAGCACCTGCTTTAATTGGCGGAGTAATTGGATACGAGTTGGCACAACCTCGCACAGTGGTTGTTGAGCAACCGCCCGCAGTTGTTTACACACAACCTCCAATGGTGGTACAACAACCCGGTTATGCACCTCCTCCTATTGGCTATCATTACCAACAAATGGTAAATCCACAAACAAATCAATATCAATTAGTATTGGTGCCAAACTAAAATGAAACTACGCAAACTACGCCGTAAGTTATATGTAGCTATCTTTAGACACGATGTCAAACGTGAGCAAAAGATTTGGTATAAGATACTTAAAAAATCTATTCGGCACAAACACACCGAGGACATACGCTAATGGCCTATAGTCAACAAGTTATAGATCACTACGAGAACCCGCGCAATGTGGGTTCGTTCTCTAAAGACGAAGAGGGCGTTGGTACAGGCATGGTGGGAGCACCATCGTGCGGTGACGTGATGAAATTACAAATAAAGGTGGATGAACATGGTATTATTAGAGATGCTCGTTTCAAGACATACGGATGTGGTTCCGCAATCGCTTCTAGTTCACTCATTACAGAATGGGTCAAGGGCAAGACGCTGGATGAAGCAGGCAGTATCAAAAATAGCGACATCGCTGAAGAACTTGCGCTACCGCCAGTAAAGATACATTGTAGTATACTAGCCGAAGACGCCATTAAGGCTGCGGTAGCTGATTATAAAAACAAATATGATCACGCTAACTGAAGCGGCCACAAATAAAATAAAACGACTTTTATCAAAACGCGGAGGCGTTGGTATTCGCCTTGGTGTGAAAACAACTGGATGCAGTGGTTTAGCATACGTACTAGAATATGTAGATAAGTACATAGAGGATGCTAACATAATCAACTATGCACAAAACGATTTTTCAGTTTTTGTAGATAAAAAAAGTGTTGTTTACTTGACAGGAATGACTATAGATTATGTGCGAGAAGGCCTTAACGAAGGTTTCAAATTCCTCAACCCCAATGAACGTGACCGTTGTGGTTGCGGAGAAAGTTTTAGAGTCTAATGGAAATAATCAAAGGAACCAATGGCTTTCCCTATGCTTGGAAAGCTGGTCGTGTCGAACAACTGATACGAAGTATACTGGAAAACAAAGCACAAGCGCAACTTGGTGTTGATCGTGTCATGATCATCAATCCCACCTGGATGCACGAAGACAACATAGCGCAGAACATCAAGGATGCTGATCCTGAATTTATAATCTGTCATAATTTTGTAGATCCTGTTGTACCCAAAGTATTTGAAGCAATAAAAACAAGTGGAATTCCTTATCTACTAATAGGAAATGCAGAACAATCCAGACTGGATTTTTGGGCTATGGTATGTGATTTGTATTTTCAAAACTACGAAGAAGCCGATGTACAACTACAATCAAGTGCACGTAAATTTATTTGTTTAAATCGTAAACCGCATCCACACCGTAGAAGCCTAGTAAATCGACTGTTACCACTACAAGATCAAGGCTACATCAGTCTAGGCACACCGGGCAATCCCATTGTGTTGGATGAAACGTTTGCCGACGAACAAGGCATTCGAGACGAGTATGGTAATCTAGGAGTTGATGAAACTTTTGTATCTGCAAAAATACGTAACGATATTTTCAGCGTTGGCGACACCAATATTTGGAAAAACAGTTTGTTGTGTCTAGTGACAGAAACAGAATTCAGCAATGCCAACCCCAACGATTTCTTTATCAGTGAAAAGACCTGGAAGCCGGTACTGGGACTAAGACCTTTCTTTGTATACGGACAAGCACCACTTAGACAGTATTTGAAAGCGTCGGGATTTGACATATTTGAAGACGTATTTGATTACAGTCAAATCAATGAAAACACTGGCGACGTAGAAAAGCAATCGCAGTATGCACAAGTTGCAATAGATGCAATCAATCGTGTACAAAATCCTGAACAAGACTATCGACGCTATTTTGGTCGTTGCCAAAACAACAAAAAACGTTTTCGCAGTTATGTCTACGAGCAATGGGATAAATTAAATGGACTTGACCTCACCAAATATATTTGAAATTCCAAGTTGGAGTCGTATCAGTAATCCTATTCATTATTGGAATAACAACGGGACTAGACTGATAGTTACAGTGGGCGATTCATGGACCTACGGAGACAGCCTAGGTAAAACAAGAGTACGAGACGGCGTTGATGATGAAAAATATCGGCTATCTCATGTCTATGGAAAACTGTTGGCTGAGAAACTAAAAAGTGACTGGATGAATATTGCATTGCCTGGGGGATCAAACACATTAATGTTGACCTGGTTGCGTGATTACCTTGCTATGTTTAACTCAACTGATAGAGTTACTTGTGTAATTACGTTAACTGAATCTGGTAGACACGAAGATCTAAGATTAATAGATCGAGATTTAGTAACACAACAAGCGGTACTAGAAAAGATTCTAAGTGAAACTTATGCTCAAGTGACTTGGCTAAGACTACAATATCCTAGTGTAAAATTTGTAGTAGCACACAATTTTACTGATAGCATACAAGACTTTGCTGTTGAAAAATCTTGGCTAGAAGTCATGCTTGGCAAAAAAATACAAAATGGCACACATATAGTTGTTAGTGAACACATAGCACAAATGAACTATGAAGAACGTTTTCCTGATGTATTGGATATAATGACCAAGGCAGTAGATCGATTAGATCTACTAGATAACTGTGACTATTGTTGCAATCAAGACAGTAGACATCCATTGGAAGAAGGCCACGCTATGTGGGCCGAATACTTATTAACACAAATATGATACAAGTCAATGATACAGAAATTTATATAGAAGCACAATTCTTTGTTCACAAAGATTATAGCTTTACCGGCAAAGAACTATTGATGGATATATTTGCAGAAAATTATACCAATCAACAGATTAGAATCTATGTGAACGATGGTGAGAATCTTGAATTTAGCGGCTTCTTGACCTTTATGGAATACATTGCTGACACGTTCAAGGTTCCATACAATCATATCATTATTGAATCTCATGGACCAACGGGAAT